CTTAAGAATATTGTCCAGGATACGAATGATTTGAGTACGAAACTCTTCAATAGTATCTACTGGGAAATGCCATACTCGATTGGCATCGAGTCCACGGTTCTTGAACAGGTCTGCTGTAGCAGCTGCCTCACTATCAAAGTAGAAAACTGCACCATCAGGATTACTATCAAGAAAGGTTTTAGCAATCGCAATAGCATAAAAAGTTTTACCAGTTGCTTGTTCTCCAGCAATAGCAGTTACACGGTTATCAGGAATGCCACCATTGACACTCCCACTCAACATAGCGTTGAGGATATAGGATCCAGTGCCGATAAAATTTTGCTCGTCACCAGTAATAATACCATCGGATACAAGTTTTGCATAATCATTTTTTGCCTCTTTAGCAAGTGTGTCAAAAATACTCATGTAAATAGAAACTCCAAGTTAACTTCTTTTTCAGTTTTCCATCCAATAGCATCAAGAATAATCTTGAGTGGATATAGGAATGATTTTTCAAACTGCAATTTATAATCAACATTCTTATGAATATTGATTTCTGTAGGGAAATTAGAAATGAATGAGATTACATTCTCCCCAACAGTGTTTGGTTTTTGTAGATAGCAGAACTTAATCTTTTCTCCCTCTTGGATCAAAGGATACTTATGAGTTAGTTTGCGTTTCTTCAATTGAAAATTGTAGAGGAGTGCTCCTCTTACATGGATGGGACAACTTTTCTTATACAGCGTAACAGGGTCAGACCATTTTGTCAACCCGTTGACGCTACGAGGAAATGCAATGTCCTCTGGTGGCATACTAAAAAACTCTTCTTTGAAGTTGTCAATAAATCGTATGACATCTTCTTCAGTTTTAGTCATGATAATATTGAGTGCTTCTTTAATCTTAGTCCTGCATGGTGCAGGTGTAGAAGATTTAACTGCCTCAATACCCATCATTTTAAGTTTTGGTTCTGCATAACGAACTCCTTCACTATCCCATACGTTAAGAATGTATCGCTTCTTAGCAGTCCAGATGCCTTTGTCAGCGATATTCTCACGCTTCATAATCATCTTCTGGTCATACGCTGAAACGAACGCTGCCAGTTCTTCATATGAACTCTGGATAAAAGGTTCCAGTTTTTCTTCGCATACCTTGTTAAGTATGGATACAACTGCTGCTTTGTCGCCAACCCGATTACTAAAAAATTTAGTAACGAGAGGTCCAAGATTAAGATAGATTGAGTCAGTGTCAGATGCAATGACATAATCAACCTCCTCCGTTTTTAACAGAGTATTTAGGTATCCATTCATCTTATCTTCAATCCAACGGATTGAGACCTGACCAGAAAGGGTGATCGCCTCTGCGTTGGCAAGCTTGTAATACCTGAAATACTGATTCCCAATAGCACCATAAGCACTGTTAAGTTGAATCTTACGTGCCATCTGGATGTTATTGAATTTTGAAATGTCCTTGACCAGTTGTGGACTAGGATTCTTTTCATTTTCTTGTTTTGCTTGAAGCATCTTTTTCTTGTAGATCTTACGTTCATTGTAGATCTTTTCCATCAACTCAGGAAGAAATCCTCGGACATCTTTCCTGTACTGTGCTCCGTTAGCACATACACAATACTCACCATCAATATTGATCTGCTTCTGCAGAATTCTATCTACGGTTGCCGATGGATGCTTTGTTGGAAGTAACGTCTCTGGCGAGATGTTGTATTGCATAATGAGGTGAGGGTATAGGGAGTTGAGATCAAAACTAACCACCCACTCATAAAGTCCTGGGACAGGTTCTTTAACATATGCACCAGCATACTTTGCATCTTTGTCATTTCGTTCATTGGGAGGTACAACAATACCTTTAGGTGTAAGGTAATTATAGATGATACTATCCCACATCCGCACCTGATAGTAGACATCTTCAAAATTGACCTTAGCATCATACGCAAGGTTGACTGCAAGATCAATCAGTTTCATCTTGTCTTCCAAACGGTCAACAAGTTCCACGTCATGGATGTTATAGGTGACAAACTTCTGCCAATCTTGAGTATAGAAATCTTTGAAAGTTTCAAACTCAGAGTGATCAAGTTTCTTTTCACCAAGTTCTACATTGGCAATGTGATCGAGTCGGTATGATTCTTGGTTAGTATAAGTAAACTTCTGATAAAGATCCAGATAGTCAAGGACACTGACACCAATGACATCATATACAAACTGATTGCGTCCCTTGATTTCGACTTCTTTTTCATATACTTTATTCCAAGGAGAAAGGGACTTCATATATTTGGAAGAGAGTATACGTTCAATCCTACGACAAATGTAAGGAACGTCAAACAACTTTACGTTCCAACCAGTCAAGATATCTGGCGTATTCTCTGCCCACCATGCAAGAAAATCTTTGAGCATCTCTTCTTCTTTCCAGAAGACACGATACTCAACATCAGAACGAGAGTGTTGATACTCACGTGTTCCCCATACAATTAGTTTCTTGCTGGTAAAATCTTTGATGGTAAGACAAAGAATCTCCTCTGCAGTTTCTCCAACATTTGGGAAACCGTTTTCAGAGGAGGTCTCAATATCAATTGTATAAATTTTTAGTTGAGTAGCATCGTACTCAATACGTTCTTCAGGAAACTCAGTACTAATATATTGATAAAGAAATCTATCATTACCGTAGATCTTAAAATTCTCTACCTGTTTGTATTCATCAATAAATTGTCGAGCATCCTTAACAGAATCAAACTCTAGTTTTTGGGCATAACTACCCTCAAGAGTTTTGTATTCTGTTTTTTTATTACACTGAGCAAAAAGAACTGGAGAAAAATTCTGCTCATACTGGACACGTTGACCATCTTCGTATCCAACATAGAGAATTTTATCTCCAGTCAAGAAAACATTACTGTAGAACTTCATCATCAGGGGGTAGGTTCGCTTGGTACTCGGAGAGGATCTCAGGATCGGGTGTTGCTAGTGTAGCAAGAGATTCCGAATAAAGCAAGACATTCCTTTGGTCAGCATACCTAGGGAACTTCCTAAGTTCACCATCAACAATTTCCATGGGATCTGCCAGGAAACAAGATGGTTCCATCTCCATCTCAGAAATTTGAGAAATTAAATACGTACCATTACGAAGCAGGATCAGTTTGATCTCCATCAGATTCCTCCTCAATTTTGATTTCATGTTTTGCACAATAGTCCCTAAGGATATTATCGTGAGGATCGTAGATAGTCACAACCCAATCTGCAGGAATAATAAACTCTCTCTGCTTGGACAGTGGTGCCCAATGAGTGTATGCAACTTGGAATTTAGTTTTAGGTGCCGATTCTTCACCTTCTACAGCAATGCCATCTTCTTCAGTAGTAGTCAGTTGCATTGCATATGGGTGTGAAAGATGATATGCAACGATACCGTCTTCACTTTTGTTCAGGATTTCTTTGGCGTCAGAAATAACATCTTCACCAGATTTCATCAAAATAACTTTTACAGTCATAGCGATAGTTTTGTGTCTTCTAAATGTCTAATGTGGTTTGAAAGTTTGTCAAGGTATCCACGATTGCGTAACTCTTTGAACACTAGGTTCTCAAGTGCAAACTCTCCACCTTGCTGGATGGCAGACGCTCTCATGTCACGAATTCTTTTCTGAAGTTTTCTAAGAACATCAGCATCATCTGCTTCGTTTTCGATGAGGTCGTCAATCTTCTCCATCATATCACGAACCTTGCGAATAAGCAAGGGGTCTGCAAGATCAACCTTGACTTTGTTTGGTGCCATTAACCATTTGTCCTGGGTGATTGAGTATACACCCTGATTAGCAGGCAATGGATCGTTCTCATCCTGAGCATACAACTCTACAGGGTGAGCATAAATCTTAATGTCATGGACTAATGCCCATAATTTCTTTTTATCTCTCAGATAATCATCCAAGAGTTCTGGACAGTCAGCGATCTGACTTTTATCTACGACCAAATGTAGATCTAGGTCGGAGAATCTTGTGTAATTATAGTTAGCGTTACCACCAACAAGAATCATATCTTTAACTGCAGCGGATGGAATCTTAGCAAACTCCGCCCACTTGGTTCCAATCTGTAAAAGTTTATCTTTTACCTCAGGTCTGAGACCACGCTCATCCCAAAACTTAATATTCAATTTGTTGTGATACATCAGGGTTAACCTGAGTGATTGGAACGTCTTCACTGCCGTACTGTCACTTTATTATTATTTAGTCCTCGACGATGCTAATGTTTGGTTCAGTTACAGTATCCGTACCAAATACTGCCTTTGCCTCTTCCTGAGGTTTAATCGTCTGTCCATATGCTTCGAGAACAGAGAGGGATGGTTCCACAATAGAAACCACCCAATCTGGATTCACTGCAATTTCTTCATCAAGTGTCAATGGTTGCCACTTGTCCATCAGGATTCTACCAGTGTATTGTTGATTACGCTCCTCAGTTCCAGGGACAATTTCCTTTTCAACAATAATGTTGAAAGGGTGTGTGAAGATAAACGCTTGTCTAATTCCTGTATCTTTTTGTTGAACTTCGGAGATGTCAGCAATAACATCTTCTCCTGATTTTAATCTTGCTACTTTGATTGCCATAATAATATCAATGGATGTAATTATTTATTGGATATCATAAACCTTTCGTTTCTGATGTTCAGGAACGATTCTATTCAATTCAATAATCAAAAGACCATTCTCAAATGTAACTTCGCCAACCTCAACATCGTCAGCTAAGTTGAAACCTCTAGCGAAGGTTCGAGTTGCAACCCCACGGTGCATGTACTCTCCATCCCCCTTGTCCTTCGCCGCCTTGGACGAGACAAACAAGACATTAGTTTCGGTGCTAACTTCAATGTCTTCTTTTGAAAATCCCGCAAGTGCTAGTTCGATCCTCCATTTGGTCTCAGATTCTTTGACCATATTATATGGTGGATACGAATTCTGTGGTGTGCCCATTCCATACGAATGCAATCGATAGAATAGATCATCTACACCAACACTGTATCTTTCTACAGCATCTACGATGGCACCCAAATCTTTGGTGCCGAACTTTCTAAGTCCAGTCATTTTATGCTCCTTAAATAAGCGAGTTTGATTTTATGGTCCCCGAAGGCAACCGTTATATTTATATCCTGACACAAAAATAGTGGTATGGTATAAACCGTACCACTACATGGGGTGTTCCGACTTTCGTAGAGACCGCACGAAAGGTCTCGCATCTATTTATGTCTAAATAAAATTAGCGTTGAATAATTTTTAATTCACATGAAAAAAGCATTGTTTGCTTTTAGTATGTTACTGATGACCGCAAGTGCAGCAAATGCTGGCGGACTTGTATCAAAACATGCATCTTCTGTACAACTAACTGTAGATGCAGCAAGAACTCAGGCAACCAGAATTGGTTCGACCTTCAGTATTAGTGGATCAAATATTGATACTACGGACGGATCAACTGCAAACACAGTTTCTGCTGGTACTATTACCTCAGGTGTATACAATCCTGGCACGATTGCTGCTACCCAAGATACTCCTGGAGCAGCATTTAGTTTCAGTCAATCTTATACACAGGCTGATGCAGTACCAACTAGTGCAGCAACTTTAGGTGCTAATCCTAACTTCGGTTCGCTTACAACTTATGCCGCTGGAAGTGCTGGAGATCTAGCAGGTACTGTAACCAGTGCAGGTGTACTTACGGTGACCGCTGGTGGAGCAGGTACAAGTGCTGTCGGACAATTTGTTAGTGAGATTACTGTGATTGACTGAGACACATGACTAGATTACAAGAAGCAATCGGTCTCGGGTTGGTTCTTGGTGCTCTACATGGGTCTGTCGCAAATGCAGTCCCAGTAGTCCCAAATTTTACACAGGGCTCGATGTCGAGTCATACAGAAACCACCACAAAAGTAACAGAAACCATCAATTCGATGGACTACTCCACAGGGTATCAATACTCTGCAACAGGATCTGGAGTATCAGCAAGTGGGAATCTTTCCCCAGGAACAGGAACTAATAATGTAACTATCGATGGAGTGACATCAACATGGACAGGAGTGACATCCAAACCGACCTTCGTACAAACAACACCAGGAGCAGCGTTCCAATTCACGGAAACGTATTCAGGTCCTGGTTTACAAAATCAAACGATTATCCAAAGAACAACGGAAATTCAATCCGTAACAGACACAACAAGTATCTTCTCCCAGTAGTTCTATGTCTATCCAACCTTGCGACTGCCCCTGCCACTCTGGCGGAATCTGTAGGGGGTGTAAGTGCAACAGCATCGCCAATCGCAAATAGCTCTGGCTCG